CCCCGGTCCCTGGGCCGGGGCGTCGTCCTCCCAGTCCAGCCACAAGGTCGCCCGCCCGATATAGGGCTTGGCGGCGGCCAGGAAGTACCGCACCTGGTCGGAGACGTCGCCGGGACGCGCGAAGTGATAGAGCCCCAGCCTCTTGCCGCTGCTCAAGGTCGCCTGGGCCTGCGCGCCCAGGAACGGGTTGGTGTACCCATCGCCCTCGGTGCACTTCACGATGACGAAGTCCGCCCACAGGCCCGCGAGGTTGGCCTCCTCCTGGTAAGAGGAGACGTCAATACCGTGAGCATGAGCTGGCGCCGACGGCGTCGCCGGCGTGGGGGGCGGCGTGGGCTTGGGCGTTGAGGTCGTCTTGGCGAACTCCGGCCACTGGGCCAGGAACCGGTCGCTGTCGAAACGGTGGCAGCTCGTCCAAGCCCCCGAGCTGGTGTAGGGGTGCGAGGAGTAGGGGACGGTTCTGGTCTCACCTCCGGTCTGATCACCCAGGTAGCCGTCAATGCTGCCGTCCTCGGCGATCCAGGCTTCACTGAGCAGATCGTTGGCGGCGTCGGTGATGATGACGACGTGCCCCTTGCCTCCCTCACTGGCCACCGAGGGACCACATCCCCGGGTCTGGAAACCACCATCCGGGTACAGGTCGCTATCGGCCCAAGGGACCTCCCGAAAGCCCCTGGCCTCCAGGCCGCCCCTCATATTGCCTGTCCAGAAGTCATCAATTTCGAGCAGAGCCTTGTGCCCCCACGGGACACCAAAAGCATCATGCAAACCATAATTCACGGCCCCGCACACCAAGCTGGAACAGTCAGCATTCTGCGGGCTCTTGACGTGGCCCTCCCAGTCCGCCACCGAGTACCACGTCCTACGGTCCGGCTGCGAGTAACCAACATCCTCCACATCACAGACACGACGTGCAATGCGGGCTGCGACTAACGCGACAGACATACGAATCCTTCCTGATTCTGGGCAAAGAAAAGCCGCCACCAGATTGGCGCGGGGAGGGTGAATAGAGAGTGGGCGTTAGTGGCCGATGGCGAGCCACCCAATGGAATGGGGGTGGGAAGCACGCTCTCCAACGCATACTGCCCGGAAACCGGTACGGTCCTTCCGGTCAACCATCACCGGAGTGGCATCGGAGAAGGAGTACTGACCTCCGACATAGTAGAGCGGCTGGCACATCACGACCAGACAGTCCTTCGGGAACGGAGTAGCGAATGAAACCCACTGAAGGTACCCGACGCTTCCTGATATCTGAGTCGCTCCTGACTGATAGCCGGTCTTAAACAGGAAGTTAGCTCCCGGGGCCGGAACTGGCGCATTGAACGGCGAGTCACCGGAAAACTGATATGACCCCAGCACCAATGACTGAGACTTCCAGGACACACCGTCCCACACAGTCAGTGCCCCGAGGTCAGAACGCCACACGTAGATCGGCGCATCAGCCGACGCCCGCACACCCTGCACGAGATTCTTAGCATCGAAGTCGGAAGGCGCAGTAAGGACACCCCCGACCGGCGTCGTCCACCGCGCCCGCCTGATTAGTACGGCAGAAATGTCCGAGCCTCTCATCGCGCCACGCGGCACCTGGATCGTAAAGACCGCGAGCGCTCCGACGGGGATGCTCGGGTCGAGTGGCATGGCTGAGGGGGTGCCGGTGGTGTAGCCGACTTCGACCTCACTGTCTGGGTGGGAGGCGTCACGTTCGTAGTCGTGGTGGCGGACCCAGATGATGTCTTTTCGGGGGTAGGTGGTGTCTCCGGGTTGGAGTGTTTGGGATGCTGCTCCGATGCGGGGGCTGAGCCATCCTCCGAGTGGGGAGGAGATGACTGCAGTGAATGCGGTCCAGCTGATGGACATTGCGACGGTGGATCGGGTGATGTCGGCTGCGCCGGCTTCCAGGACGATGCCCTCGCTTCGGGAGAGGGCTCCGAGTGAGGCACGCATGTCGCCTGGGGTGGTGACGCCCTTGGGGCGTTCTGCGCCCGTGTCCCAGCCGGAGACGATTCCGCGTTGGTTCGCCATGTGTTTCTCCTGTCAGGGGTTGAAGGTGACTACGGCGTCGATAGTTGCCCAGTTGGTGGCGCCGCTGCCGAGAGTCTTTCCGGCTCCTGCGACGGCGGCGATCTCGATGCTGCCGCCGGGGGTGACGTCGACGTTGGCGCTGAAGACTCCTCCGAGCTGGTAGGTGTCCATGTTTCCCGCGGACTTGGGTAGGAACTGGCTTTTCACTGAGGCGATGCGGATCTTGAAGCCGGCGTGGTCGCTGCGGGCGCCTGCGGCGTTGTAGAAGCCTGCGAGACCTGCGAATACCGATGCGTGGGTCTTGTCCTTCGGGACCGCGTAGGTGGCCACGAGGATGTCCTGCTCGACAGAGGTGACGTCGAAGCCGTTTTGGCGTCCGTGGACGGTCACCGTGATCGGGAGTGCCCTGATGGTTTCCCGCAGGCGTGTGATCGTTGAGTTGATCTGGCCCGAGGTGAGGGCGGACATGGCGTCGACGTCACGGGAGAGGTCCGCGAGGCGGTCTGGGATGGATGTCTCGGTGAGGCGGACTGGCCGGTAGAGAGGCATGTCGGGATTCTCGTTAGATGTCGGGGTCAATGAGCTCTCGGCAGGCGCAGGTGATCCACTCGCCTTTGTCGCCGCTGGTCTCCAGGACCTTGAGGCCGAGGATGTTGTTGCCCATGTAGGGGTCGGCCATGCGCAGGAGGACGTGGTCTCCTGGGGTGACGGTGTCGCCGAGGAGGTATCCCCCCTCGTCGATGCGGCGGACCTTGAGGGAGACAACCTCGGTGGAGTGTGAGCGTTGGACAGTTGCCGCCTTGGCGTAGGCGGTGAGAGTGGTCAGCTCGGATGCTGAGGAGTGGCTGGTGCCGGCGGACTGCAGGAGGGGCCATCCGGCTTCCTCGAGCCAGGGGTCGTGGTAGCGGCCCAGGACGGTGAGGTCCTCTTGGTTTCCTCCTCGCTCCCAGGCGTCGGAGACCATGTCGGAGGCGTCCTCCTCAACGGAGAGCTTGACCATGGGGTGGCGTCGGTTGCGTGCGTCCCAGGTGTGCTCGGCGAGCATGAGCTCGGGGTCGCCAATGAGCATGTGCCATTCCATGCGATCTCCGCCGTTGACGAGGCGGGGTTGGAAGAGAAACTCCGGGCCGCTGATGACCTCGCTGAGGTCTTGCAGACGGGAGGCGACGGTGGCCAGGTCCGGGCCGTGGTAGTTGCGTTCGTTGGAGCCGCCGACCGGGGACGGCAGGACGATGGGGAGGCGGCCGTGGATCAGGGAGATTCTGACTAGGCTGGCGGCGATGTCGCTGAGTGTCCCGGTCAGGTTGATCGACCATCCCAGTGGCCACTTCCCATCGGATCCCTGGATCTCGCCACCGGGATAGTTGCGCTGCGCTACGGGGAGCACGAGGCGGCGTTTGAGGAGGTCGAGGCAGTCTCCGCACGAGATGGACAGTTCCTCGCTGTCGGCGTCCCAGCTGCGTTTGTAGATGGGGCCTGCGGCAAGGATCCGGTTACCGGAGACAACGGCGAGGACGGTTCGCCATGGTCTGGTTCGTTCGCGCAGGTCGAGACCGACGATGTCCTGGGTGAGCCTGACCGTGACCTCGAGGGCTCCGGAGCGGGAGACCTTGCGGCTCCATTTCCAGGACTGTGCGGGAAGTCGGCCCAGGCGGTGTCCTGAGACTGTGTCGAAGATGGTGACTACGTCCATCCGCTGAGCCACCTCACTCTCAGTGTCGCTTCGCGGTCGGCCTCGACGGCGACGGTCGAGGTTCCAGGAGGTAGCTGGAAGAAGTCGTCATGCGTGAGGCCGGTGGCCATGACCCGAACGCCGCCGATGTCGACGGAGCCATCCTGGGAGTTGATCCGCAGCATGGACCCGGCTGCGACCGGTGAGGCCCACTGGACAACGTGGTCGCGGCAGACCCACCTGGCCCAGGAGATCGGGCCGTCGACCTCCAAGACCGGCCACACAGCCTGATTGCCTCGGTTCTCGCACAGGAGCGAGGACGCGGCACCGACTCCGGTGAAGCGGGCCGTCGGCGACGTTGTGGACGTGACCTCAGGGTGAGTGGCCTGGTCGAAGACGGGTAGAAGGAGCCCTCCCTCGTGAACTGGGGCCCATCTACCTTCCAGGACCTCCCATGCGGAGAGGTCCTCGTCGTCACTGCCCGGCCCCCAGTACTTAGTGGGGTCCGGGCAGGTGAAGATGAGGGAGTGCGTCGACCTCGTCGGGGACACGTGGGTGAGGTCCTGGGTGGAGGACAGGAAACCGCGAACGTGGCTGGTTCGGGTTGCTTCCTCTACCACGATCCTCACCCATCCTCGGGTCAGGGAGGCTATGTGGTCGCGGGCCTGCTGAGACTCCTCGGGAGAGGTCCCACGGTGGTGGGCAACGACAGTGAGGACGCGGGCGCCCACGAGCAGAGACAGGGGCGCGAACGCACCATCGGCCTGCGGGCGCTCGACGGCCTCGGCCCTGGGGGCCGGGGCCGTCCACCACCCCTCCATGCATCCTGTCGACGCCGAGGCCAGTCCCCATCCGTATCCGGAGGCGGGGCCAGTGGAGTCCAGGGCGATGGCGTCGCCGTCCTCGCCCACGAGTGTGACTCGGGACAGCAGCATGGCCACGGTTAAACCACCCCCATCGCAGCTCTCGTCTTCTGGGCCACCCATCTGGCAGCGACCTCCGGGTCCGGGGTCACGATGTGGAACTCCTGACTCACCTTCGCTCCTCCACCGGCCTGTGCGGCCGTCGAGGAGGCCTGCCCAGAGGAGGTGGAGGCGGTGAGGTTCAGGGACTCCGAGAATGCCCCCAAGGAGGAGCGGATGGCGCCATAGCGCTTCTCCAGTCCCCGCTGGAAACCGTCCATGACAAGCCGCCCGGCAGGTTCAAGGATGACCTTGTCCTTCGGGGCCGGCCCCTTCCAGGACGGCAGCATGTTGGTCAGGCTGCTCAGCTTGTTCTTGACCCTGCCGATCATCGAGCTGATTCCGTTGAGCAGACCGTTGATGATGTTCCTACCTGCGTTCAGCAGCCAGCTTCCTGCACCGGAAAAGATGTTCCTGATGGCGTTGGGGATGTCTCGGAACACGGTCATGAACGCGCCCTTGACCAGCCCTCGGATGGCTTGAACTGCGCCGGAGAAGATCTGTTTGACCCCCTGCCACGCCTGAGACCAGTTCCCGGTGAAGACGCCGATGACGAAGTTGATCAGGCCCTGCAGGACGCGCACCAGTCCCATGATGACTGGCATCAGGTTGCTGATGATCTGTCCCGCTAGCTGGATCACCGGAGTGATCACAGCGGCGAACAGCCGCACAAGCGGCGGCAGGAGAGCACCAATGAGCTGGGCGATCGGTGGCAGTAGAGGCAGGATCGCCTGCACGATCTGTATGACGGCCGAGACCACCTGCATGAACACCGGGATCAGGGCCTGGATGACCGACATGAGCGGTGGCAGGATGGCGCTGATGATCTGTGCCAGAACCGGCAGGATCTGGGCAATCACGCTGGCGATCTGCATGATCACAGGGATGAGCATCGGCAGCAGCTGAGCCGCTACCTGGGCGACCAGTGTGATGATCTGCGTGAAGACCGGCAGCAGCGCCTGGAACACCGACATGAGCGGTGGCAGGATCGCCGAGACCACCTGCACCAGCGGCGGTAACAGCTGGGCGATCACGCTGGCCACGAGGGTCAGGATCGGCAACAGCATCGGCAGGACCTGGGCCGCCATCTGCCCCAGCATCTGGACGACCTGGATGATCACCGGGGTCAGCGACACCAGTGCCTGTGACAGGGCGCCGGCGATCACCTGTCCCACCTGGGTCAGGACCGGGAGCAGGGAAGCCATGACCGGCTGTAGAGACGTGACAACCTGCCCCAGTGCCCCGAACACGCCGCTGACCAGGCCACCCAGGGCGGACTGGAGCTGTGGGGAAGTGGCGACCAGTCCGGCGAACGCGCCGACCAGCAGCCCGATCGGCCCGGAGAGGATCTTCATCGCCCCGCCCAGACCCGGCAGCAGGTTCGTCAGGCCCGGGATCTTCGTCAGCAGCCCGGCCAGGCCGCCGGATCCCAATGCCAGGAAGGCGCCGGCCAGAGGACCGATGACCGCCTTGATGTTGCTGAAGCCGCCGACTGCGATAGACGCGTTGCCGGCGAGACCTGCGAACCTGTGGGAAAGGTTCTCGACGAACGGGGTGACCTTCTGGCCGATCACCTCGCCGATGGTCTTCGCCTTCTCCTCCAGGGGAGCAAGCGACTTGGTCAGGTTGTTGATCGTCGGGCCGATCAGCGGATAGACGCCCTCCAGCAGGCCCGCTCCGATACGGGAGATTGAGGCCATGAGGTTCTTCATCGCGCCGGGGACGGTGTTACCCATCTCCGAGGCGACGGTTCCCGAGGCGTCGGCGGCGGCCTTGGAGAAGTCCTCGAAGCTGATCTTGCCCTTCGAGGCCATGTCCCGGACCTCGGAGGCAGTGACACCGTACTGCTTGGCCAGTGCCTGCCAGATCGGGACACCACGGTCCGCGAGCTGGTTCATGACCTCGGTATCGGCCTTGCCCGCTGACGCCGCCTTGTTGAAGATGGCGCCCATTTCCTCCATGGAGGTACCGGAGGCGGCGGCAGTGTTGGCGATGGTCTTCAGGACGCCCTCGAGCTTGTCGCCGGGCTCGATGCCGGCGGCGACGGCAGAGGCCGCGACCGTGGCGGCCTCTCCCAGGCCGAACGCCGTCCCCTTCACCGAAGCGGTGGCGTTCTTCATGATCGACTCGACCGAGGCCGCGTCGTTGCCCAGGCCGCGCAGCTTCGCCTTGGCCGTGTCGATAGCGGTCAGGCGGGAGAAACCACCGGTCAGGGCGGTGCCGATGCCGGCTGCCGCAGCTCCGACGGCGGCGGTCGCCGGGCCGGAGAGCGTTGACGCTATGGTCGAGCCGATTCGAGAGGCACCGGAGGCCGCTGCCGAGACCATCGACGACAGTCCCGAGGACAGTGCCGAGGACATCGAGCGGACGCCCGAAGCCATCGAGGAGCCCATTGAGGCGATCCCCGGACCCAGAGCACCCACGAGCCTGGATCCGACCGTGCCAGCTGCGGAAACGATCGGAGAGAGGTAGCCGGCTACGGAGGAGCCGACTGAGACGAACGGGGCGGTGATCTGCTGCGTGACGCCGGTGAAGGCGGAGCCGATGCGAGAGGCAGCCGAGGACACGGCCGATACTGCGGGCGTGAACGGGGCGGAGATCTTCTGCGCGATCCCACCGAAGCCGGCCCCGATCTTGGAGGAGATAGATGAGACGACCCCGGTGATCGGAGAGAGACCCGAGGCTATAGAGGATCCCAATGACCCCGACCACTGGCGGACCCTCGCCGCCATGCCCGTGATCGTCCGGGAAAAGGACCCCGCCACGGCGGACGCCTGGTCGAAGCCCTTGCGTACCGCCCCACCCAGCGTGCCCATGATCCCGGAGAACCGGGAAGCGGCCGCTGTCGAGGAGCGGAATCCATCGCGGAAACGCAGCAGGCCGTCACTGACGGGACCGACAACCGCCTGCGCCAGCCCACCCAGGGAGGCCGACAACGACGACGTCGACGACGCCGCCACGGAGGCATCCCGAAATCCTGCCTTGAACTCCTTGCCGAGTCGTTGCACCGTACCCAGGAGCCCTCCGGCGGAGGCCTGCGCGGCGCCCTGGACGGAGGCCAGCGCCGACTGGGCCTCCTTCAAGCGGCCAGCAGCCGTGGCCGTCGTCTCAGAGGCGAGCGCCGCACGCCGACGGGCTGCGGCCACGCGCTCCTCCGCAGCGACGACGGCGGCCGAGCCTGCACCGTTACGCGCGCGCACCTCAGCCAAGCGGGCCTCAGCCACGGTGACCTTCCCGGCCGCATCCTGCTCGGTCAGGCGAGCCCTTGACAGGCTCCTGGACGCGGAGGCCACGTCGGCGGCAAGACGCTTGACGCCATCGCCTCCAGCGCCCTTCATCGCGGCAGAGAAGCCCTTGGAGGTCTCCTGCCCCAGAGAGGTACCCAAGCGACGCCCGGTCCCCTGAAAGGCCCGCTTGAAGCCCCTGGCGCCGGCATCCCCAGCGCCCTGGACCTCCTGAGCGACCTTCCGACGGAAGCCCTTCATCACCGGGAAGACGGTGACGTGACCGGAACCGACTTCGGACGACATACGAACCCCCTTGTCAGGACGAGAACGTGAACGCGGCCTCCATCTCGGCCTGGACCTTGGCTACCAGCACCTCGTCCTCGGACCGCTCCTGCTCACCGCCCCGGGGCCCGGGGTCATCAGGATCAAAGGGAAGGACCATCTTGGCGTACTTGGGATCCACCTGCAGCATCAGGTGCATCAGCTCCGGCACTGTGGCCGGAAACTCCCATCCGGCGTGCTCGGCCCCAAGCTGCGTGGAGGTGTCCGCGAGCGCGGCCTTGGTCAGGGTGACGGCTTCGGCGATCGGGGCCTGTGGCTGGCCGAGGCATCCCCAGGGGAACCCGTATCTCTCGCGCATGGTTGCAGGGAGAGCTTGTGGGTGCTCCTGGTGGATGCTGGCCAGCCAGGTCATTCCCCCATGGTGACCTTGGTGATGCGCTCGAAGACCTTGAAGTACTTGGTGGCGTAGTCGGTCACGGAGATGAGGTCGGCGTTGTTGAGGTAGTCGGCGCTGGCCTGGTCGCCGAGGAGGGTCAGGATCTGGCGGACCTGTTCGACCTCGTCTCCGGCGTTGGTCAGCTCGGAAACCTTCTCCAGGACGCTGACGGTGATCTTGACGGGGGTCTTGATGATGCGGCCGTCGGGGAAGCGTCCCCAGAAGTGGCCGGCGCCCCCCACCCCACTTACGCCCGGCGCGGGGGGCCGTCCTGCTGGTG